TCACAACTAAACGCACCTTGACACATCTATGCTACTTCAACTTCCTGTGCTGTTTTAACTGCCTTAATCATATCGACAGTAGTATCTAATCTCTTTTTAGAGTTTTCGATTGTCAGAAGAGAACTAAGACGTTTTTCAATAGATTGTAATCTATCTTTTTCTTCAATCATGACTTTCTTCCAGATATCAGGTTGTTGTATTGCTATAGAAGTCTTTTCGTAATATTTACGATTTCCATCTGTAACATGAACAAATACAGGTTCTTGTTGTTCCTGATCTGATTCTGTGACTAAAAATCTAATAATCCTTCTAGCAGTGTCTATTCGGTGTAGATTAGCAGCTTTAGCATCATCCCACTCAAACCCTACATGTAATGGATTATCTTCGCTTATAGCACGTTCTAAGACCAATTTAGGGGTAACTTCACCATATCGTTTATGAATAGCATCTAATTCTGCACCAGCAAGATTAGGATCAATCTTCATTCTGGTATTCTCTTTCCATGTATATTCCATATTCTTATTTCCTTAACTGGTTAAAAAATCATGGGCATCTTCTACAGTCTCTTGATCGAAATCAATCTCCCTATTGAGCTTACCTAAATACTCACTATCACAAAGAGCATCAGCTACTTCGTAATTTGAAATGTTATCGGATGACTCTTTGATGTATTTGATTAATTCATATTTATTCATATCAATTCCCTTTCCTTTTTTTCTGTTTAAAAGGCAAGAAATGGGGCCGAAGTTTGCTTTTAACGAAAATCTTAGGATCAGGCTTGCACGCTTGCTAAGGTTCACGTTCGGGAAGGTACTTCTTCAACCCCAAATTGATGGTTATGCAGCTTCTTCTCTTTCAAGAACTTTTTGTTCATGTGAATTAAGAAGACTGAAAGCACCGAATGTTCCTCCACGTTCCATTCGCCATTCACCAATTCCTGATGTAAATCCTGCTAATTCAAACAAGTTGAGCAACTGTTCTTGACTGATTGAATCTGCATTGTATTTGACATTCAGATTGACATGCCAATTATCAAACTGACCACGATACCTGATATCAGTAGTCATATTGATTTTGACCATATCTTGACGTAGATGAGGTCTATCACCATGTATCTGAACTAATTCTCCATCATCAGGTACTACATAAAACAATGACCTAGCATCTGTCATTGTCATTGTAGTCTGTTTTGCTGCTCTAACTGCTGCTGCTTTAAAACCACATGCAGGAAAACCATAAGGTCCATCAGGATGTTCTCCATGACTAAGAAGATATAAAGAATCCCTATATTCCTGTTCAGGATCTTTTGCTGGTTTCTGTTTAACAGATTTCTTCATCTGTTTATCCAACATCTGCTTTTTAGCCTTTTCAGACCACTTATGACTGATTAATGGTGTCAATCCTGTAACTGCAAACTGAACAGTTCGTATATTAGGAGGATTGATCTGCATTTCTTTCATTGCCATAGTTCCTCCTTATATTTTTATTTTAGTTGCTTCAGATGGACTGTCATCACTTTGGAATGGTACATCATCAGTAACTTCTTCTTGCTTACCTCTGTTGTTACGGAACTTCACTTTATTGACAATGAACTCATACTTCACATGATGAGTACCATTCTTGTCATCGAATTCCCTCTTTCTAGGTTTGCAATCTCTTACCAGTAATTCATGTCCTTTCTTGACATACTGGTTAATTGCTTTTGCAACATTGTTGTATGCTACAAAATCGATCCATGTAGGATCTTGTTCTCTATTATCATCCTTGACTGCCATACTGAAATTAGAGAACTCAGTACCTTGCGTTGTTTGACCGCTTATTGGGTCGTTACCTAAGTTTCCTTCAAAGATGCAAAACATCATATTACTTATCCTTATTTATAGATTATGAATTAAAATGCCTCCTGTAAGACTCCAATGTTTAGAAGCAGTGATCCTATAGAGGTATTTGTCTTCTTCCATTAAAGCATCACAAACGGCTTTAATAAGGTTATCTAGATCTGGACGTACATCATGTGGCATTCCATCTCTCAACAACCTTTTCTTCTTCGACCAAGATCCAGGCATAGGCATACAGAATTGTACGCTTATTGATCTTGATAGAATGAAGTTGTGTTTACTTGCGATTTCTCTTATTTCGTCTGCGAATTTTCGGTATCTCATCACTACTGGACGTTGTTTCCAACGATCCGCTTGAGTCTGCCTTGGTTTCGCTACTGGAATTAGATCGAATTTTAGGAACGAATTGTAAGTGTTCATTCGTCTTTCTTATTGGTTCTCCACTAATGTTGTATTCAGTCCATGATTCAAGATACTTGTATAAATAAGTATTCTCATCAACATCTACTCTTGCAATAATTTCGTTGTCATCTTCTGCTTTATCTCCGTAATTGTTTGCTTTAATAACATCAAAAATAATTGAATAAGTTGCTTCTTTCATTGTTCCTTTATGTATGAGTATATCCATCCAACTCAACACCAACCCACATATAACACCAACGAATCATAATATGATCAGCCGGTATACCGTAATGTGCTCTTTTACGGAATTGACGATAGGATGTTGCACCATCAGGATTCCTGTCAAAAAGATCTTTAACTGCTTTACGTTGAAGTTTTGTTAAATACATTTATTCCTCTTCTTGCATATAGTTTCGTTTTACTTCTTCTAAATGAAATTCTATCCAGGTGCATGAATCCACATCTGCTAGTCTAGAATAGAATGCTTCTCCGAATATGTTCTTGATCTCTCGTCTTTCCATATTCGTTGTTATGATAAATGGACGTTCATTACCATGTCGTTCACTTATCAAATACATCAACTGCTCTATTTCAAATTGAGATGCAGTCTGTGACTTGTCTGACTTCAATTCATCAATGAATAAAAGATCAGCCCAAATGGAGGGGCGAAGGAATTGTTCCATATCTTTTATAGTATCATCTTGATACACACCCCTCATTTTCAGAAGCCAGTTATACCAACGCTTAATCATCACTGACTTGTTGTTGTGGTAGAACTCTTTAGCTATTGCTACTGCTAAAGTTGTTTTACCTGTACCAGGAGGTCCAGAAAGAACTAATGAGTAGTTATCCCTCACATCTTCATAAAGATGCCGTGGCGTTCGATCTAAGCCTTTTAAGAAGTTATAGTTATCAATGTTATCCAATGTGAAAAAAGCATGTTTCAATACTCCTGCTTCTTTTAAGAATTCAGTGAGTTGTTTACTCTTTTCTTCTTCACTAGGTACTATCTCCAAAAACTTAATCTTCTGAACTCCATCTTCTGTTATCCATTCAAAGGGTCTATCTGAAGTTTCATATTGACCTAAATTCGATTTATCAAACTTTGAAGCATTTGCTTTACATCTCTTAATAAGATCTAAGAGGACGTTCTCTGCCAATGATAAGTCTTTTGTTTCTTTCTCTAACAGCTTCTTTGATTCTGTGTTTTTCTGTAGCTTCTTTCTTAGAGTTTCCATGTTCGCTTTGATCGTAGAACTCTCTAAACTTTTCTTCTCCAAAGAAGACTTCTGATCTTCTAGACCACTTTTCCCATTTGTGTCCTTCGGGGAATTTTCTTGCAACATGTTCAGCTACTCCGATGATGTCTTCTGCACTATATATCTTAAGTAATATACTAAGTCTTTCTTTACATTGTATGGTTAATCTATATTTCTTCTTTAGTATAGAGTTAACCTTATTTATTAATATAATATATATATTAGCGTCAACTTCCGTCATAAGCCTTTTTCGGTAGCCTCAAGAATATCTTGTAAATGCCATGAGGACTTGGCAAAGGCTACCTTTTTTGGGTTAAGTAACTATCTTAAAGTAATCTTTAATATCAGCAGAATACTGAAGAACTGTTCTCAGTTTGTTTCCATCTTTAAAGGACTTATAAGATACACCTTTTAAAACTGCATTGTATGAACCTTTATCCAATCCTTTTAAGATATCATGGAAGGTTGTACTATCTGCTAATTGATCATACTCTTCTTTACTTATTTTTGCTGTTGCATACATTATATCTATACAATCCTGAACATCTTTATCATCATGATTAAGTTCAGGTAATTCTGGCTCATCAAATGTGATTTTAGATTCAGGTTTTTCTTCAGAATTCATTGAATCTACTTCCTTGAATGACTTATCTAATTGATCCTTTTCAGGAGTAGAATGAACTGTCAATTGAGGAGTAGGATTAACAACATCTGGTGTTTCTACATGAACTTTTGCACTGTTTGGAATATCATCTACTTCTGTTTCATCCAGCATTCCCATACCACAAATAGAAAGTGTTACTCTACGCTTTGCTTTAGTAACTGCTTTAAGCATTGCATTACCAAGATTCTCACCTTTTAATCCTGTTACTTTTGCAAAACCCATATCTGAATCTGGTCTACCAGATTTACGTTCTGTAGCTACTACTGTTACAAGGTAGATATCTTCTACAATTCTAGTATCAGTAATCTCTATAGAAATGTTATGAATCTTCCTCAACTGATCTGTACAATCTTTAGCAGCATACAACTGTAATTTCCCATTCAACTTGATATAAAGAAATGGTTTTGTAAGAGGATTAAGTCCTACTGAATCACATACTTTTGTATAATACTGCAACCTATCTGCAGTTGATAAAGGTGCTAAATCTCCACCAATTAATGCTTTCTCAATGTTCTCATTATTGATTGCTACTAATGCTTTACTGCTCATCATTGCCTTTCTTTTTGCTTAATGCTCTATATGGGTTTCCAACTTTAATACAATCTTCATAGATTTCAGGGTACTCCTTCTTTAGTTTCGCTGAATCTACTGTGGTTTTTCCTTTTCGGTAAGTGAACGTATATAAGACATTCCCTTCTCCATCATGTACTGTCTCTGCTGATCCGATAGCAATCTTGGCTTCACTTTTAAGATCCTTTGACTGTTTTCCAAGTCTGGAGATAAGTGAATCCAGTTGATTTGCTTTCGCCATTTTCTTCTTGATATCCTCAGTAATAAGGACTGAACCATGCGTTGCTTCTGGTGGATAAACCATCCGAAGATCGCTTTCATTTTGAATTTCAGGTGCAACATCTTCCTTGACGTTTCTGTTCCAGAATTCATTAGCACGCATCAATGCGAACTGAATATCATTAAGGCAGTCTTCCCTATAGATCGTTCTATGAACTAAGTTCTGACCTCCTAATAGTGCAAAGATGTGCCATGCTTCTGCTTTTGTACAACAAAGCATTGCTGCAATTCCTTGCCAATAATACCAAGGTGGAATTTGACCATCATCCCAACTTGATGTCTGAAAAATACTCTGGTTCTTTATCTCTGCTATGTCTTTACCAATACGACCATCTAAATGAGCATAAATATGATCGTTGGCCCAATAAGTTCTCTGATCTTTCCTTACCTTATTTGGAAGCTCTGGAAAGAACTTAGGTATAGCTCTTAGGATAGGTTCTTCTAAATGTATTCCCCAAAAGACTGCATCCTTCTTGGATAGATCTTCTGGTTCTACACGACCTGTTTTCTCTGCCCAAAGATCAACAGGAGTTTTGTACTTGCTTGCTTGCATCAGAATTGGAAAGTCGCTTGTTCCCAATCCTAGTTTTCTCATCTCTGCATTGTCTGCGGAGAACTTTATTCCTTTCGGCATTTTTGTTCCTCTTACTTAAAAAATTTCTTACATCAAAGAGACTGCGATCTCGTTCTAAACGAGCAGTCTCCAACTTCTCATCGAATCTATGGAAAGCGTTTATCGCTTGCTTTAGTTCTCTGATTTCATGCGTAAGTTCCTTCAAGCTTTGTAGCAAGATCTCGCTTTCGCTCATTTAATAACTCCATTGCTTTTGCAAGAATCTTTGGATTCTGTCGTTTCCCACATAGGACTTGAGAAACATAAGGTTGTGTATATTTAAGACTTTCTGCGACTGATTGGATTCTGACTCCGAAATACCTCATCTCTTCCCTGAGATTTTTGAAGTGTCTTTCCATGATCCTCTTTAATTTTTTGTTGCACTGATAACCCTGCTCTGTTACATTACAATAGCAGAATGATTAGTACGGTAAACGAAACACGTACTCTTGTCAACATAAAACTTATCCAGATTTAATAATATGAAGATTAGGATCTTTATCCTCCTTATTATCAGTAACATCATCTTTTTTTGGTGTTGGTACTAGATCTTCTATAGTCTTGTCGCAAACGAGTGCATAATAGATATCATGCAAATCATTTAATTCAATTTCTATGTTTTTACGTTCCACATTAATTTTATTTTTAAGGAACTTGAGTTGCTTTTCTGTAAGTTCGATATATTTCATTGTCAGTCTTTCGTTAATAAAATGATTGTTATAAAGGGTGCGTTAGTATCAGGAATTTAATGTTATCTGCGTAGCTCACCATTCTAGAATAGATATAGCCAGAGTGATCACCTTTATTCGGATACTATGAAGGAAGCGATCCAACGCACCCTAATCTTATGAGACTACAATCTCATCTCCTTCTTCTGTATTTTCATCAAGAAGAATAGAAGTATCCAATCCTACAGTTGCATCACATAGAACTGTAAGCTTAGTTCCTCTGCTCCAGACTTGGTTAGGATTCGTATAACGCTTCATTACATTCGTAAAGGCATTATTCAATGACCATAGTGTACGATCACTGAAATCCTCATATTCTGGTTCATCCCATTGATCCAGTACAGGTTTGATCTTATCTGAAGTAATGATATTCCTTCTCATTGCATCACATACGAAATGATCAACCCATTGCTGATCTTCAATCTTATAGTCTTTGTACCAATCAATCCTGTTATTGCCAATCTCTTCTACAGCTCTTAATTTAGATACTGCAGTAGCAAGTCTAGGTTTGATTCGATCAAATAGATTGGTTGTATGCTTAACTTTGACAGTTACTTCACCACCAAATACCAGATTGTTGCAAACATTGACTTTCTTACCTATAGCCAAACCTACTGGAAAGGATTTGTCATGGCTGTTTCGCAATGCAAGAAATGTTTTCGATTCAGGATGAATCAAATCTGTTTGAGCATCTACAAAGGCAAAGAATCTTTGGTGATCCTTATCCGTTCCAAATTCTGGATCTCCTAATTCAAATCCAAAGTTCTTTGCTTCTTCTTGGACTAAATCCCAAACTTCATGATGAGGAATTGGAACATGAGATCTAGTTGATGTAGGCATCCAAGATCTAGTTGCCATTAGATCCTGATAGTTTAATGGATTACCTAGTTTAACGTAGTTTCCTTCGATCATAGCCATATTATATCTTAGCCTCTTCTAGTATTTGATTAAGTTCTTCGTCTGAAGACACAAATGTATCTTCATCAACGAGTTCTGGATTTAATTGATAATAATCAACTTTGATTTCTCCTCCTTTCTTCAGGAAAGCATCTGTAGCAGCCTTTATATCATCTGAACTAGGTCCAGGGTCTGCTTTAGATCTCTTTTTG